TGGCGTGGTGTCCGCCCGCAGGTAAAGGCGTCGGGTGAGCCGGTCGAGGTCACCGACCTGGAATCGTTGGCGGTGAAATTGTGGCAGCGACCGAACGCGTTCATGTCCCGCAAACATCTGATGACACTGTGTGAGTGGCATTATGACGCGGTCGGTGAGGCGTGGATGGTGGTCGATTTTTTCGATAAGGCGCAGACCCTGCCGCGGTCGTGGTGGCCGGTGCGCCCGGACCGCATGTTCCCGGTGCCCTCATCGACCGACTACCTCGCGGGGTATATCTACATTGGACCGGGCGGTGAGCGGGTTCCGTTGTCGCACAGGGAGGTTATGCGGATCACGCGTCCGCATCCGAAGGATCCGCATCGGGGGATCGGCCCGGTGCAGCCGCTGTTGACCGCGCTCGGGACCAGTATGTCGGCACAACAGTGGATCGCGGCGTTCTTCCGGAACGACGCCACCCCGGGTGGGATCATCGAGATCCCGGACGGTCTGGAAGACAGCGACTATAACCGTCTGCGCCTGCGGTGGAATGAGCAGCATCGTGGTGTGTCGCGGGCGCATCGGGTAGCTATTTTGGAGTTCGGTAAATGGGTGCCGACTGCGATCAGCATGAAGGATATGCAGTTCACGGAAGTCAGGGTGTTGACGCGTGACCAAATCATGGAAGCGTACAGGATTCACAAACACAAACTGGGGATCGCGGAGAATGTGAACCTGGCCAACGCGGCCGCGTCCGGCCCCACCTATGAGTCGGACATTCTCGAACCGCGCCTAGAAAACTGGTACGACCTGGCGAACGGCCCGTTCACGGACCTGTTCGGGGACGCCGGCCGGGACGTGGTGTTGGAGTATGAGGACGTGGTGCCGGCCGATGAGGCCGAGGAACGCGCCGAGCAGGCCGGACAGGTCGACAACGCGGTGAAGCTGATCACGATCGGGTTCGAGCCGGCGGCAGTGCTCAAAGAGTTGGGGTTGCCGGCGATGCCGATGAAGCCGGTCGAGGCGGCCCCCACAGACCCCGCCCCTGTCGACAGCGGGGGCGGCGGGTTGCCGGCGGGTTCTCAGGGTCCCCAGCCTCAGGGCCCGTCGGCGGCCGCGGATGTGCAGGCCTGGGCGTTGATCATGCAAAAGATGTACCTCGCGGTGAAGGGCAATTCGTTGATCACCGATGAGGAAGGCCGAGACCTGTTGATCAAGGCTGGGATGCCGATCGAGGCGGGCCCGTTGCGCGATGACTCCCCGAGCGACCCGCAGGTCACGCCGGGGGTGCCCGCCACCACCGAGTCTGGTGGCGGGCCGGCTGGTGCCGTGTCACCTGTGGAGGGGGACACGGTGCCAGCCACACCAACCGAAGGGGGTGCTGGCGGTGCGGCGTAACCAGGTGCGGGCGTTGGTGGCCGGCGAGCGACGCGGCGAGTTCCGGGTCAAGGCCGGCTTGTTCCCGTCCGACGACACCGGGTTGACTACCGCCAGTAACGGTAGTGTGTCTGAGTTGTGGCTGTATGACGTGATCGACCCCTACGCGGACGCGTGGTGGGGCGGGATCTCCGCATCCATGATCGTTACCGCGTTGCAGGGGTTCGGTGGCAGTGACCTGATCCTGCACGTGAACTGTCCGGGCGGGGACGTGTTCGAGGCACTCGCCATCTACGCCACTCTGCGTAACTATGGTGGGAAAGTGACCGCCCGCATCGAGGGCTTGTCCGCGTCGGCGGCGTCGTTCATCATGCTCGCCGCCGACGAGGTGATCACGGAACCGAACGCTATGGTCATGATCCACGACGCGATCGGGTTCAGTGTCGGCAACGCCGCGGAGACCCGCCAGTTCGCGGACCTCCTCGACAAGACGTCACAGAACGTCGCCGATATTTATGCGGCGAAAGCCGGCGGGACCGCCGATGAATGGCGGTCCCGGATGCTCCTCGAAACCTGGTATGCGGGGGCCGAGGTTGTCGAGGCCGGGCTCGCGGACTCGGTCGCCGACACGGGCGCGGGGGACACGGTGGGCGTGTCGGACCGGTGGGACCTGGGTGTGTTCGCCAACGCACCCAGGGTCAGTGGGCCGGTCGACCCCGCGCCTCGCACCGCGGACCCCGAGGGCGACCGGCCCGCTCCTGTTCCTCAGCCTGCTCCTGTGGTTGTCCCCGCTCCGGTCGCGGGGCCGACGCTGTCCGGGTCGATTGTGGTGACCGACCCGGACAGCACCCCACCCACCGACCCTGTGCCCGCTCCTGTGCCCGCCCCTGTGTTTGACCTGGAATCACTCCGTAGTGCACTGAAGGGAGCTATGACATGACCGCACCTACCGCTGTCCCGCAGACACCCGCGGAGTTCGAGGACTGGTTGCATGGCCTGGATGACATCGAGAAGCTGACCGCGTCGCTCAAGGACGGGTCGTTCGCGCGGGATGTGCAGGCCTATGCGCAGAAGATCCACGCGAAGGACGGGTCGATCGCGCAGCAGGTCAAAGAGCAGGTGCAGGTGCAGCTGCACGCGATGCTCGACGACAACAAAATCAACGTCAACGCCGGGCCGAAGATCAACCTGAATGAGGCCACCGGCCGCCCCTCACTCGACCGCTCGGCCCGGTCCGGCACCCGGCACAACCCGCGCGCGGTCGGCGCCGGGATCGACGGCGTGTTCGGGGACTTCACGTCATTCGCGCAGGCCATCTGGAACAAGGGCCGCCCGGACCCGGAGACCCTCGCGAAGCTGGCCAAGATCCAGGACTATCAAGAGAAAGTCCCGTCCGAGGGCGGGTTCCTGGTACCCGAGGAGTTCCGGACCGAGCTGTTTCAGCTGTCGATGGAATCCGCGATCGTCCGCCCGCGCGCCATGGTCGTACCCATGGCGTCGGAGACACTGCGGTTCCCGAAGATCGACGAGACCAGCCGCGTGTCCAGCGTGTTCGGTGGCATCGTGGTGTACCGCACCGAAGAAGGCGCGGACCTGGTCGAGTCACAGGCCGCGTTCGGAATGATCAAACTGGAGGCCACGAAACAGACCGCGCTGGCGCACGTCACCAACGAACTGATCCGGGACTGGGGTGCGTTCGACGCGTTCATCCGTGGCGCGTTCCCGGCCGCGATCACGTTCTATGAGGACCTGGATTTCCTGTCCGGGCCGGGTGCGGGTGCCCCCATCGGCGCGTTGAACGTGGACGCGAACACCGCGATCGTCACGGTGGCCAAGCAAACCAACCAGACCGCGGCCACGATCCTGTGGGAAAACGCAATCAAGATGTACGCGCGGATGCTGCCCAGTTCGCTGGGGACAGCGGTGTGGCTGGCGTCGCCGGACACGTTCTCCGAGCTGGCCACGATGGCGTTGAACGTCGGCACCGGTGGCTCGGCGGTGTGGCTGGTCGACGCGCACGGCGCGCCGGTGCTGACCCTCCTCGGCCGGCCGGTGATCATGACCGAGAAAGCGCCGGCCGTGTTGGGTACACAGGGTGACCTGTCGTTGGTGGACTTCGGGATGTACCTGCTGGGTGATCGGCAGATGATGACCATCGAGTCCAGTGAGCACGTGAAGTTCACGTCGGACAAGACGACGTATCGGATGATCGCCCGTAACGACGGCCGCCCGTGGCTGGAGCAGGCGATCACGCCACACAACAACTCGGCGCCGTTGTCGCCGTTCGTGCAGTTGGCGACCCGGTCATGACCGAACCGAAGAGGGAGACACAGGCGCCGAGCCTGGCGCGGTGGGTGCTCACCCCGGTCGACCCGGCCACGAACAACGGGTCGCATATCGCGCCGGCCGTCGTGACCCGGGTGTTCGCGGGCGGGTCGGTGAACCTGCGGGTCCTCACCGACTCGACGCGCACCCCGGACTGGAAACAGTCGTGTGCCGAGGTGCAGGAGCTACCCGAGTCGTGGGATATGCACGCGAACAACAACGTCTGGATATGGCCACCCAGGGTATGACGTACCAGCCCCGCCCGGCATTCAACCCCCGGGCGGGGTCGGTCCGGTTCGGCATTCACACCCCGATAGGAAAGGTACAGACCAATGGAAGCCTTAGGGCGGGTGTTCAACGCGATCGCGATCGCGGACGGCGTGTACGTGCCGCTGGCGCAGGCCGGCGGCGTGTCGTTCCTGTGCTACCTCGCGGCGGCGGCGGGTGACACGTACACGTTGACCGAAGCGAAAACCGCGGCCGGCGGGTCAGCGCAGGTGTTGGCCACGATCGAGAAGTACTGGACCAGCAACGGTGTCGGCGGGGTGTGGACGAAACACACCCAGGCGGCGGCATCCACGGTGGTGACGGCGGCGGCGACCGCGGAGAACGGGATGGTGGTCGAGGTCGAGGCGCCGGAGCTGTCCGACGGGTACGCGTGGGTCAAGCTCGCGTCGACCGGCGCTGGTCTGGTGACGGCGATCCAGCGGGACCTGCACGTGATGCGGTCACCGTCCAACCTCGCGGCCCTGGTCTGAGAGAGGCTGTCTACCGATGAGTAATCAAATGGGGTCGGCGGCACAGCGGCAGCTGGTGTTGGGCAACCTCGCGCAGAAGTCCACCGGCACGCTCGCGGCCACCACGATCCCGCTGTTCACCATCACCGGCCTGGTCGCTGTCACCAGCCTGGTCGGTCGGGTGACCACCGCGATCACGGTCGCGAACTCCTACAAGCTGCAACACAACCCGACCGCGGGCACCACGAAGGACCTGTGCACCGCGGCGGACATCGGCACCACGGACACGGTCCTGGGTGAGATCTTCGTGGCCAAGATCGGGACGGCGTTGGCGTTGGGTGCGGCGGCGATCGCGAACCCGGAGGTCCTGGAAACAGGGCAGATCGAGTCGGTGTCGGCGGGTACGGACGGCGTGATCTTGTGGTTGTGCACGTGGTGTCCGTTGGAGGACAACGCCACTCTGGTGGCGGCGTAGCACTGAGAGTCTGGGATGAGAGGAGGGCCGGCAGGGTGTGGCATTGCAGCGCTTGTACGACGCAGTACGCGGTGGGCTTGCCGGCCTGTCCGCATTGTTGGTCAACGGAGTACACGACGGGGTGGGACAACATGCCGAGGATCACGGTGAGCGGTGGGCCGTCGTATGCGCACGAGCGGCCGGGTGAGGGCCCGTCGTCGCAGGTGGACGATGCGGTCATCGAGGAGCGGGAGCAGCCGGCCGAGCCGGAAGGCCAGCAGCCGGCGGCCGAGGAGGAGGGCGAGCAGGTCGAGGAGGCCGGGGTGAAGCGGCCCGCGCTCGGCGACCCGAAACCGGACTGGGTGGCCTTCGCGCTGGCCGTGAACGCCACGTTCGGCGCCGGTGATGTGCCGATGCCAGATGACGAGGTCCAGGCGTCGACCACGACGAAAACCCGTCTACAGGACATCTACTCCGGTTACGGCGAGTAGCCATGTCGTGGGAGGAGCTGAACGCGATCATGCGGCAGGCCGCGGCCGAGCATGAGCAGAACCGGGCCACTCCCCCGCAGGCGTGCCCGAACGACGGCGAACCGCTCGACACGGACCCCCGCACCGGCGAGTTGCGGTGCGGGTTTGACGGCTGGGTGTGGGACGGCGGCCCCGTCACCTGGTGAGGGCTGGTGGGTTCGGTAGCAGTACTGGCGGCGGCCCGAACCCACCACCCAGTTAGTGACGCAACGTGACAACTTCATACGGCCCCTTGTCCTGTCCCGCACCCTGTGGGGCTAGGCCAGAAAGAAAGGCAAAGGACCATGAGGCCAGCTGTCAATGCCACTCGGGAGCAGGTGAAAACCGCCCTCGATTCAGCGGTGACTGCCCGTGACAACCGCCGGGTGGACCGTCTTATCCGATCGTCCACGGACGCCGTCGAGAAGCTCACGCTGCGTAAGTTTTATCCGATGGTCGCGACCCGGACGCTGGACTGGATCCCGGAATGGGATACCCCGCAGGCGTGGCGCCTGTGGCTGGATGAGAACGAACTGGTTGCGGTCACCGCGGTGCGGGTGGATGGGGTGCTGCTCGCACCGGCCACGTACATGCTGCGCCCGGACACCGGGCCGCCGTTCGACCGGATCGAGATCAACCGGGGCACCAACGGCGGCTGGTCCTCCGGGTCGACGCCACAGCGGGCGATCGAGGTCGACGGGACGTTCATGGGGTGCCCGCTGGATGAGCAGCCGGCGGCGACGTTGGCGGCCGCGGTGGCGGACACCGTCGGCACGTCGGTCACGGTCGGCGGGTCCTGGGAGATCGGGGTCGGGTCTCTCCTGCGTATCGGTACGGAGCGGCTGAACGTCACGGGCCGCTCCATGATCACCACTGGGCAAACCTTGCAGGTCCCGCTGGACGCGCAACTGTCCTCCACCGTGGTGACCGTGACCACCGGGTCGGCGTACGTCGAGGATGAGGTGATCCTCATCGACGGCGAGAAAATGCGGGTCGACGAGATCGCCGGAAACACGCTGGTCGTGAAACGCGCGTGGGACGGCAGCGTCATCACCGCGCATTCGGCCGGCCGGACCATCTACGCGGCCCGGTCGTTGACCGTGACGCGGGCCGCGTGCGGGACTACCGCGGCCACTCACGCGCAGGGTGACGCGGTGCTGGTGGTCCGGCCACCGGACCTGGTCAACCAGCTGGTGGTCGCGGACACGCTGGTCAGCCTGTTGGCGGAGGCCTCCGCCTATGGGCGGACGGTGGGGTCTGGGGACAACGAGCGGGAGGCGGCGGGGAAGGCCGCGGCCGAGCTGCGCGGCCGGGTGAAGAAGGCGTTCTACCGGTACCGGACCGGGGCGGTGTGATGTTCACGATCGAGGCCGAGGTGTCCGGGCCGCTGTTCGAGGACCCGGACAAGATCATGCGGGAGTTCACGACCGAGGCGGTGGAGCAGGTCGCGTCGCAGGGGCTGGCGGACTGGCACATCCTGCTCGACCTCGCGTTGCAGCACCCGACGGGCTACTACGAGGCGCATTTGACGATGGACCTGGTTACTGCGAACACGGCCATAGACAGCGACCGGCAAGTGGTGTATGGGCCGTGGCTGGAGGGGACCGGGTCGCGTAACGACACCACCCAGTTCAAGGGCTACAACGCCGCCCGGATGGCCACCCAACAGTTGCAGGGGCAGGTCGACACGGTGTTGGCGCCGGCCGTCGCCGCTCTCACTCGACGTTTGAACGGGGCCTGACATGGCGCACGCCTACAACGGGCCCGACCCGGCACAGGTCGACGATCCCGATACCTATGAGTTGGGGACGGCGGGGAAGGCCAACGTCGACATCACGATCACCGGGGTGCGGGTCTGGTCGGGCGGCACACCGTTGGACTTGACACCCAGGACAGCGACGGTGTGGTCCAACGCGGGCGCCGTGTTGGGGACCGTTGTCCTGCCGCAGGTGTTCACACCTGGGTGGGTGGAATTCACATTACCGACGCCGGTGGAGCGGACCACAG